TGTCGGCCGCCGTCCAGTCGATCGTGAAGCTGGCGCCGATAACCTGCGCGGTGAGCGCGGCCTGCGTGATGCGCAGCACGCTGCGCTGGTCGCTGTCGAACACCTTGCCCAGATGGATGAAGCCCTGCGTCTCCAGGCTGTCGCGACGGCGATTGACGTCCGCCACGGCGCTCGCCTTCGCCTCGGCCAGCGTCGGCACCGGCGGCGGCGGCG